TATCCGAAAAGATATAGGACGCTAGGTGCATCTACAGGAACTGTAAATGTAACCTGTCTGGTTGTTGCTCCATTAAATAAACTCAGATATTGTTGATATGTAACTGTGCTGCCATTGATCTGATATGATATGCCTTGACCCGAATACAAGACTGATTCTAAACCAATAACTACTGGATTATTTGAATGCCAACCATCTGTTTGCGTAGAAATAAGTATATGATTCGACCCTGTATTACTTGCGTCGTCTTGGTTGAATATATACGTTCTTCCTCTTTTCAGATTTAAAAACTCAGGTGATGATCCATTGAATGCAAACTCACCATTAGCAACAGTAACTGTAAAAGTTTCTGTACCTGCAGTGTTTACAATCGGTCTAGCACCTTGTAACTCAGCAGTAGTTCTTAATCTATAACTAGAAGTTTCCCTTGCTGCTGTGCCAGAAGAATTATATCCCCATGGTCCGTATATTGGATATCCATCAAAGGACATTCCAATAATCTTGGAGTGACCATCTGTATGTCTAGAATAATCTAATGTTCCTGCTGCTGCAGTACCATAAAAATCCTCGACATAGTATGTATTCAGATTAACATCATCATCAGTGTCAGTTGTGGTATCCAAGATCATATAACCTTCATCGCCAGAATATCCTGACATATAACGATGATTACCACAATAATAATATATTTTCTGTGTCTCATCAGCATTCATTACGAATATTGGTTTCAATGAATTTTCATAATCTGCAGCATGAGCAGGAGGAGAAGTAATAGAGAAAGTATTACCTTGTCCTGTATGATAATGACACCAGTAATATAATGTAGCAGGTGCACTGGTAGGTACAGTCCATTCAACAATACGACTTGCAGCAGCATTAAATCCACTAACATATCCAGCCATAGTAACAACAGAACCATCTAACTTATAGGTGACACCCGTACTATAGTGAGTTCCACCCGCAAGTTCTCCATCTAGAGTCGTACTAAACATCAATGGATGATTTACACTACCATATACTTCGTTACTATTATCTGACTGATCGAAGATATAAGTTGAACCTCTGACTAAAGAGAAGTTAGCAGGTTTCTCAACGCCATTAAAATAAAATACACCTGTAGATTGTCCTCCAACACTGTCTACACCTACTGTAACTGCAACGTTAACTGTAGATATACTAGCAGAAGAACCTGTACTATTGTAATATAATGTTCCACCATTTAATGTGCCATCAGCAGTCGTAGAGAACTGCATAGGATGTGAAACATTTGAACTATCTGCTTGATCCCATATTATGAGGTAGTTTTTCTTAACTTTGATATCTTCTGGAGCAAGATAGTACTGACCTGGCGTAAAGTTACCAAACTCTGATGCATCAGCACCAAACTCGATATAAAACAGACCATTAGGGAAAGTGATAGGATCACTTGCCACTCGAAACTTAAATCCATTTGAACCTAGGCATAGATCTTGATCTTGAAAAGCACCACCACTTGTGTCTCTCAAGTATATTCTAGTTATAACATTTAGATTATTTCTAACAACCTTCGCAATAGTTCCTCTTGCAGTCCCTGCCACCTCATCTACTATTCTGCCTACTTCTATATTACCTAGAGTTTCATCTACAGAATCAACTATTAACATTACATTATCAAGTTCAGTCTTAACAGTCCATGTAAACTGTTCTAGAAGTCCCCATTCAAATACGCCATTTGTAAGTTTGAACTCTTCTAAAGTTTTACTAGTTTGATAATAATATATCTGGTTGTCTATTATTGCATCATATAAATTTGTATTCTTGACATAATCATACTTTACAGTATCAATAGGTAAGTTTGTAGGTGCACCACCTGCTGTACCCCAATCTGGAGTATGCAATAGACCACCATTTGCTAATATACCAACTGCTTTATTTGGTTGAAACTCTCTAGTTCCTGGATTTGGAACATCTTTACCACCACGAAAAACAAATGTTTGATTGAAATTTCTATCAAGAACTGTAGTTGATCCTCCTGGTTGATATTCAGTTGGAAATATTTGAGATGGTTTAGGGTGATTATCAGATACTATTGTTAATCTATCAGTCTTTACTGTACCAGATGTAGCAAAGGTTCCTGTTGTTGGTGAGTTAGGATGACCTTGCCATATTCTATTAAAATCAAATGAATCTACTACGTTTGGTGTTTCTTGCTCAGGAATGATCTGCAAACGTAACGGATCGTATCCTCTTCCTCTATTTAAAACTCTAACATGAATTATTTGTCCACCACTATCAATGATTGGATATAACAATGCTTCTACATCAGGTGTGCCACATCCAGTCACAGTAAGTCTAGGAGGATCTGCAGGGTCATAACCTGATCCTCCATTTAAAACTTTTACTGCACGAACACCGAATACCTCATCAAAGATGGGTTCGATACTTGCACCTGTGCCTGGGACAGTCCTTGTCATTTATTATGATACGACGTAAATAGTTCCTTGCATTGCAGCATGGAGTGTACATTGATAATAAAGAGTGTTAGGAGCATCAAAAGGAACAGTCCAATACAAGACTGCAGTTGTACTACCAGATTGTCCTGTTGTATAGGGAGTTCCAGATAAACCCTGTGTGGATTGAATCCTAAATGGATGTCCTCCACCTTCAACCGTGTTATCAAACGCATAGGTGAAACCTCTATGCACATAAAGATCTGGGTCACGGTTTTCTCCAGAAGGAAGACCAGGTCCATTGATCAAGAAGTCATTACTTGCGTTTTCTACAGGTGCACCGATTTCATACCAAAGAATAGGACCAGTAGCAGGAGTTGGAATCCACTCAGATCCTGACCAATATATTCCATCACCTTGTGTTAAACCTGCTGTATTTGTATCAGTCAAAGCAGCAAATGTTGTTGTTAGAGTTCCAGAGAAGTTGACTGTTACTGTATCTCCAACGACTGCAGTAGTAATATTAGTACCACCTGCAATAGTTAGTGTATCTGTTTGACTGTTAGCAGTTGTAGATCCTGTGTCACCTGCAACAGATGCAAATAAGTTGATACTTCCAATACCTGCAGTATCATCAGCAGGTAACCATTTACTGCTAGATGTATTCCACTTTAGAACCTGACCATTAGTAGGAGGTGTTGTAGTTGTATCAATATCTGCTAATAAGTTTACACTAGAATATTCTGTTAATAATTTTGCTTGAGTATTACCTACACCACCTGCAGTGATGTTCATGTTTACATATGGATTATCGTCACCACTGACTGTAAAGAAATATCCTCTATAAGTTCCAACTGCAGGTGCACCTCCTAGTGCACTATATTCATTATCATATGTTATTGATGTAGGGAAGAGAATAGTTCCAGTAGCACCATCGAATACTGAAGTAACACCACCTGCAGCAAGAGCGATGTCACCAGTTCCGTTTGTAGCAACTGTTATATTATTATTGTTTGAAGAAACTATAGAATTTCCATTTGTATCTAACGCTCCAGTGAGGTTAGTATAATCTGATGGTAAAAATGTACTACCATTATATCTTAGAACTTGTCCCACAGCAGGGTTATTGGTGCTGACAGTTAATGTCGAACCATTTCCTAATGCTGCATATATTTCGTTAAAGTTGTCATTGACCTTATCGCCACCGACTCTCAGGGTGTCTCCCGTATTGTCGTTAGCAGCAGATCCCAGACCTATCGTTTGCTTGGCCATTGCTTGCTACAATTTTTAGTTATTTATGGGGTTTCGGGGTCTACTAACTCTTCACCGTAAGTTGAAAGGTCAGGAGCAACATAATCATCAGGAACAACAGTGTCAACGCTGATGCCTGGACTTTGATATCCAGAACCAGTTGCACTAAGTTCAACACCTGCAACACCAACTAATGCACGAATATTTCCATCGAAACCAGAGATGGAGTCTATTCTAACAGTTGGTCTAGTTGTGTATCCAGAACCACCGTTAGTTACTTGAACCTGATCAATGAATCCAGATGTCAAGACCGCAGTTGCAGATGCGTTCTGACCGAAGACAGATCCAAGATAATCAAATGTAATCAGAGAGTTAGAAGATTCAATAACAGCAACTTCTCTATCTGATGTTTCACCTTGTATATCAATAAAGTCACCTGGTTCTACTGGTGGTACAACTTCAGCAGCGTCAACGTCTGCCTCAGAACCAACATATGAGAAGGCAACAAATGTTGATCCAAATCTAGGAACTTCAGAGAAGATGATTCTAGAACCAACAATCTCAAAACCAACGCCAGGTTCTTGGATAACACCGTTGAGTGAACAAATAATATTGTTCTCAGGTCTTATCACACTAGACTGTACACCTTCAGTCAATGTCAAAGAGTAGAACACATCGTTACGTTTCAAGTTGAATGACTGACGTAATGAATCAAACTCGAATGAAATATCATCTAACTGTCTTAGTTTACCAATATAGAATCCAGTAAATGATGCACCTAAATCTGGTGGTTCAGTAAACTGAATCTGGTTGGAGAACGCTGTGTATGCGTTTGTAGCACCTGGTGGTTGTAATATACCATTAATGAATATTAAGAGGTGTCCTGCGGGATCTGGGAGGTAACTAGTACCATTTGTAATGGTGAGTGGGAATGTTGTTGTAGAACCATCAAATCCTTTAAAGGATCTCTTGACTCTTGCCTTAAGATCAACTTGTGAGAATATAACAGCACCGTAATCATCAGGTCCTCTAATAGCATCTC